GGTGGGTGTGGGGGGGGGGGGGGGGGGGGGGGGGGGGGGGGGGGGGGGGGGGGGGGGGGGGGGGGGCGGCTTGGCCATACCGTCGGAGGAGGCTATTAGGCAAGAAGAAAGTTCGACCCCTACAGTAACAGAACAACTTATGGAAAATATTGATGTTGATGAAAAGTGGGGAAATTTCCCCAACTTGCAGGACGGTCAGGTAATTGGGGTGGTGGGGAGGCGGTGTCGGAACAAGTGGTATGTGGAGGTTTGTGTGGAGGGCCGGTGGGGGAAGGCAGAGATTGGGGACTGGGTGGTAAACCCGAATGACCGGGTGGTGGTGGAGTTGGCGTGGAAGAGCGCGGATGGGCGGGATGAGGAGTGGCGGATTGTGGAGAAGGTGCAGGAGGCGGCGGCACCGGAACTTGTCCCTGTTGTTGCTCAGTTGGAGGACTTTGACTCTGGTGAGGAGCCGCCAACCCCCAAGGAGCAGGAGCATCCTGCCGCGTATGACTTCATGGAGCAGGCCAGGCAGGCTGCTTATGCCGCCTATGCCCGATGAAACGGAAGAATGGACCTAACCGCACCTACCAGCCTCAGAAGCTCATCAATGCCGTCGCCCAGGCTGCGCTGGAAACGGGAGGGGTGGGAATCCGCCGGCACCCTCAACTCAAGGAAGTATCTCGCAATGACCGGGAAATGCTCCAGAGGGTGGTTGGTATGAGCGTCGAGGAATTCAATAGCCGCCTGATGTCCAAGTTGGACAATCTGGCCGACAAGATCCTCGACCGAATGCTGGAGACGGTGGATGACACCCCGCTTAACAGCCTAGGGTTCAATCTCTCCGTAGCTATCGATAAGCGGCAACGCCTGCAGGGGTTAAACGCCACGCAGGCGGCCAACGTAAACATCCAGGTCAACAACTATGGGGGCATGAGCAAGGAGGAGATCATCGCCAAACTGACTGGGAAGCCAGTTGAGGCGAAGCCCGCCTTGGCCTTAGCCCCCGCGGCTGTTGAGCTTCAAGATGTGCTGCCGGACAAACTCCCGGCTGACTCCGACGACCTCACTGATCCGCTGCTCTTTGAACCCAAGGAAGCGGAGGTGCTCGATGCGGCGTCGGGCCAGACCCGCCTCTGAGGACTTAGGCTTGGGGTCCATTGGTCTTGGACTTGATCAGCCCTTCTCGGATGGCCTTGATCTCTTCCTTGCGCCACGGCTCGGAGAGGATCTCTAGCAGGGCCGGGGTCTCGATGGGGAACGTCATCTTGCCCGTGTGACCGAGGACCAACAGGGTATCCATGTGGATATCCATGCCTGCGTCCTGCACTAAGTCGCAGAACCAGTAATCCTCGCTGATGAATACGTTCGGCGCGTCGTACTGGATGTTAGCCAGCCGCTCGATCCGCTGCACCATGATCTCATGACTGGTGGCTGGTTGTTCTAGGGCCTCCCTGATGGCCAGCAGCCGGTCCTCTGGCGTGCCCTTACCCTGCAGGCCCATTGGGAAGAACTCATGCACCGGGTGCGGCGGGTGATTTGGGTCCACCAGCACACCTTTCCGCCATGGGTTCTTGGCTGCGATGCGTTTGAAGACACTCATCTTGATCTTGGAGAAGCCAATGGCGCACCGCTTGACCTTCTGTAGCCCTGCCTCGTCGGGCTCCTCACCCGGCAGCAGATGCGTGTGCCAATGGGTCTTGAGCGACCGGGTGCTGTAGATGCCACAGACCATGTCTACATCGTGGCTTAAAAGCCTTAGAATGGCCCCTGCCGTGACATCCTCGCCGTGTTGCTCAGCCAGTACGTCCTTGTCCCAGAAGATTAGCTCGTCGAACTTGTGCTGGAAGGCATAGGCGACCAGTTCGTTGCGTGCCTGGTGGACTGCGGGGCCGTCGAGGAGGCACCAGTCCAGCTTAACACCCGGCAGATTGGCAGTGGCCAGTTGCAGGCTCGTCTTGAAGTAGCTCTTGGGGATATCTCCCTTGAGCGGAGTGGCGATTAGGATCTTTTTCTGAGTCATCCTCACCAGAAAGTTGACTGGTGCGGCGGTTATCCAGCGCAACCTTGGGTCCAGATGCGTGTATTAGGCCAACTTATACCTTATCTGCGTCACGTATAACGCTTTACCTGCGTTTTGCGCTCCATCCATTGACCGCATGATCAAGAAGCGGGCTTATGACGAGTGGTTGGTGGAGCCGGACCTAGAAGGCGCCCGCGAATATGCGCGTTTAGCCATCATAGCGATGCCGGAGGGGCTGAACATTGACGGGCAGGGCCTGATTACGTGGAATGCTCTCCGCCACGCCATGTGGCAGGCCCAGCGGAGAGAGGAAGGTGCCGAATGAGTGCTGAACTTCCGCACTTCCTGAGCCTTGGGGCGGGCGTACAGAGCAGCACCATAGCCCTGATGGCTGCTGCAGGTGAGATCACGCCGATGCCCAAGGCAGCCATCTTTGCCGATACGGAGGCTGAGCCTGCCAGCGTCTACAAATGGCTGGAGTGGCTGGAACCCCAACTGCCGTTTCCGGTTTACCGCGTCACCTACGGCAGCCTGACCAAGCGATCACTGACCAAGTTCGTCAACCGCAAGACTGGGAGGCCCTACATCAAGAATATGGTTCCGGCATTCGTGAAGAACCAGGACGGCTCCAAGGGCATCGTTGGGCGCAGATGCACCTATGATCACAAGATTATTCCGATCACCCGTAAGGTCCGCGAACTGGCACCAATCAAGCGAGGCCAAAGCCATCTTGGGGCCGTGCAGTGGATCGGGATCAGCTTTGATGAGATTCATCGGATGAAGCCTTCCCGCGACAAGTGGTCGCAGCATAGGTGGCCGCTGATTGAGATGGAAATGACTCGTAGCGACTGCGTGAAATGGATGCAAAAGAATGGTTTTCCAAAACCGCCACGTTCAGCGTGCGTCTATTGCCCATTCCATTCTGATCACGAATGGAGACGCCTCAAGAATCACGAGCCTGCGGCATTTGCAGTAGCCGTGAAGTTTGAGCAGGATCTGCAAGCGTTGCATAGCTCACCCGAGGTCTCAAATAGGATGATGAGCGTGCCATTCTTGCATGACAGCTTGAAGCCGCTTGGAGAAATTGATTTCTCCGAAGACACTACTCAGGGGCAATTCAAGTGGGGTAATGAGTGCGAAGGAATGTGCGGGGTCTAACAACTATGCCTCTCGGTAACGTCCACTTTTCCGACGACTTTCAGCCTGGATTTGGCATCCCGTGGGTGCCGATGCCTTCAGCCGAAGAACTGGCTGCTTGGCCGCAGGAAAAGCTGGCTGAGTACCTTGTCTTCCGAGAGCAGCGGAACGCTCAAGCCATCGACAACCCCGTCGGCGCCGGCTGGACGCTGCCTATGTGGGGTGAAGTGATGGTTAACTGGAAGAAGTACAAGAATCACGTCATCCTTGGTGGTAATCGTTCCTCTAAGTCCATCTTTGCTAGCCGGTTATGCGTTTGGGCGGCTGCGACTATCCCCTCTGCGGAGATCCGTGCCTATCACGTCAACGAGAACCGCTCCATCGAGGATCAGCAGCAGATGGTCTATGATGGCTTGCCCCTAGGCATCCGTAATCTTCCCACCAAGAAGGGGTTGCACCACTCGGTGCAGTACAGCCAGAAGAACGGCTTTACCGACAACGTCTGCATCCTGCCTCCGGTCCGCCCCGGCTACAAGGGCGGTGCGATCAAGTTCAGCCACTACCGCAGCTACCAGCAGGACGCGCAGGTGGCAGAGGGCTACAAGGCGCATCTGATCTGGTGCGACGAGGAATGTCCGCAGAAGATGTTTGAAACGCTCCAGTACCGGACGGTGGACCTTCACGGCCGGATTGTGCTGACGTTTACGACGCTCACTGGCTGGACCCCGTTGGTCCAAGACATCCTTGGCAAGACGCGCACCCTCAAGAAGCGGTTTGCCCCCCTAGTGGGCAAGGAACTGCCCGTCATGCAGGAGTCGCTGTCCCGGCCTGACACTGCGATCTACTACTTTTGGACGGAAGATAACGCCTTCCTAGATACTTCCGACTTCGTCGGCAAGTTGGCCGGACGACCCCGCGAAGAGGTGCTTGCCCGTGCGTACGGAATTCCGTCCAAGTCCATCACGTCCGTCTTCCCCGGCTTCAACAAGGACGTGAACGTCATTCCCCATGAGACGCTTCCTTTTATCCGTGATCCGAACTATCAGGTCACTCGCTACATGGCCCTCGACCCGGCAGGGTCCAAGAACTGGTTCATGCTCTGGGTCGCTATCGACGCGGCCGGCACCTGGTGGGTATATCGAGAGTGGCCCGACTACGACGACTGGGCACTACCTGGGTCCAACATTGAAGGGAAGCCAGGCCCCGCACAGAAAGGCTCCAAGCGTGGCATCCGTGACTACGTCGAGCTTATCGAGAACTGTGAGAACGGTGAGCCGGTTCAAGAAAGATACATTGATCCGCGACTGGGTGCCGCCGAAAGACAATCAGCCGAAGGGGCGACCACCATTATCTCGGAACTGGATGATGTGGGAATGACGTTCATCCCTGCCCCCGGCGTGGAGATTGAGAACGGCCTGCAACTGATCAACAGCCTCCTGTCCTACGACGACAAGAAGCCGATCTCCGCTCTGAACGGACCCAAGCTCTACATCTCCGATCGCTGCCAGAATCTAGTGTATTCCATGCAGGAATATACTGCCCGTGGCGGCAAGGACGAGGCGACCAAAGACCCCATCGACTGCCTCCGGTATTTGCTCGTTTCCAACTGCGAGTACATCGACCCCAAGTCTATGACATCCGAGGATAACCGGACGTGGAGCTATTAACTTGCCTCCCTTGGGGCTAGGATATAACCGGCGTTAGCAATGAGTTCCATCGACTCCATCACCACTTCCGTCCCCAAAGATCCCGGCCTGCAACTCGCTCCGGTTGGGGACTCCGGCCCTGATTTCAACGTCCTCAACAAAGCCTTTGAGGACTGCGTCCGCGACAACCAGCCCTACATCGACCAGTGCCGGCTGAACTACGAGACCCGTTACGCCATCTGGAACGGACAGTCCTCGGACGGCAAGAAGCACGCCCGCGAGGGCAGCAAGGTTAGCCCCACCCCGTGGGATGGAGCCTCCGATCTCCGTGTCTTCCTCGTTGATAACATCATCAACAAGAAGGTCGCGATGCAATGCATGGCCTTCCAGCGGGCCAACCTGTCCGCGGTGCCAGTCGGCGCCAACGACATTCCCCGCTCGCAACTGGTCACGAACTTCATGCGTTGGCTGATCCAGACGCAGATCCCCGAGGTACAGCGCGAGATCGAGATCGCGGCCAACTACATGAGCGAGAAGGGCCTAGCGGTGATGGGCCAGTTCTGGGAGAAGCGCCGTGAGAAGGTGTTGGTCAACGTGCGGCTGGAAGATCTGCAGGCCCAGTTCCCGCAGATCGAGATCGCAGCCCTGATCAACGACAAGGGAGCCGAGGACGATCTCAAGGGTATCTTTGAGGAGCAGTACGGATGCAGCCGCCAGAAGGCGGGCACCATGCTGCGGGAACTTCGCAAGACGGGTGAGACCTCGGTGCCGATGGATGGACCGGAGCGCAGCTATCCTGTCATCCGTGCGTTCAACCTCGATGAAAACCTGTTCATCCCCTCGTTCTCGCTAGATCTGGAGCGAGTGCCGGGTATCTACCGCGTCGAGTATTTTACCGCGGAACAACTGCGCCAACTGGTGCGCGACGACAATTGGGACAAGGACTGGGTGGAGCGGGCGATTGAGACGCAGCGTGGGCGCCTGATCACGATCAGCCCCTCCGAGTATCTGCAGCCCATCAGCCGCTCGT